CCCTTTTTACTAGTATCATTTTTTAAACCAGGAAGGAAGTCCTAAAAACGGTCTCTTATCAAATCTATTTTCGATAGCTCCAGGTGAATTAATTTGATTATAATGAAGAAAGACCTGAACGCAATTGTTTCCTTGAAAAGCTTCTCTCCAATGTTCTAGTTCACATCCCGAATAAATCAGCATATCCCCTGGCTTAAGAGTCACTTTAATCCCCTTATTAATCGTAGGAACATAAGGACCCTCAGGTGGTTTGCCTACATTTTTATGGGGTTCTAAATAGATATCCCACGGGTCTCCTCCTAAAAACAGAGTAGTAGATATTTCACAGCTAAAGCGATCCTTGTGTCTTTTTAAAATATCTCCCTTTTTATAAATTCTGGCATAAGAGTAAGTGGGAATCAGTTTAAGTTTTGTTTCTTTTTCCATTCTAGGTCTCACTTTTTCTAGAAGAGCTTCCATGACCAAGTCCGCATAATGGGAATAAGTATTGGGTATTTGTTTGTCCGTCCAAGTTCCCCATCCTTCTTCGAAAGGGGAAATATAACGATCATCGAGAAACTTTTTAGTCACCCTACGCTTCATCATAAAATAACCAAAGATAAAATTAGCCATGTCTTTTGTTATGACATTTCGAATAATTAAATATTTTTTTCTTTTAAAGGTCATACAAATTTAATGTTTCCACTTATTATTGTTTTTTTATTATCTTTAGAAGGTGTTGATTCATGCGGAAGACATCCTAAAAAAACAACACATTTTCCTTTTTGAGGTTTAATTTCTAGTTCGTATAAAAAGATATAAGGATAACCTAGATTAAAAAATCTAGTCGTACCTGATCGAGAAGAACCATCAATATATAAAATAAATGAATAAGAGTTTTTATCTTTTTCATGCAAATGTAAATTATGATAGTCGCCGATACCATATTTTTGAATCCACATGCTTTCTATTTTATAGCTTTTTTTTCCTAACTCTTTAGCTATATTTAAAAAATGTGAATTAAGATATTCGGTAGTTTCATTTATTAAGTTCGGGTCTAAGGTTTGCCAAAACGAAGTTTGAACTTCTTTATGTTTTTGAAGTTTAACTTTTTTAACCTTTTTAAAGAATAAAGGATTGATAGCTAAAGAATCTTCAAAAATATTTTGTTGAAAAAAATAATGATTCATATAAATTTAATATTTCCTGCCACAGAAGTTCTTGTGACCTTTGAATTAAAGTGCATAACGTGATGCCTTAAATCTCCAGGAAACATTACTAAAGTATTAACCTTTGGAACAAATCGTTTTTCCGATATCACATTCCCTTTATCTTCCCCATAAAGAAAACACGTGTCACCAGGATTGGCTGCATTAGTTTCATTTTTTTTAGCTTCATCAAGCATGCGTTGGGGCACTTCTAAAAATAAAACAAAAGATAACGCACAATTAGTATGCACATGAATGGGGTTATATTCTTTTGCTTTCATTCGATTAATCCACATCTGAGTCAGTTGATACTTGGGATTAAAGGCCCTTCTATTAGAAAATTGTTTCCATCCCTCTATCCAAGTATTAATATAAATTTGAAATTCATTAAAAATCCACGGTTCTGTTTCTATAGGATAAATATATTCATGATGAATTTGTCCTGCTAAATTAGATCGATGAGATTTTTTTAATTTCTTTCCTAGCTTTAAAAGTTTAGCACAGTAGGTAGGATCCACTGGCATCTCTGCCAGGTAAGGTCCAAAGTGATGGTATTTATGTTCGGGGAGTACTGGTTGCATTAGATATTGATTTAGGTACGCATTGAATATTCCAATGAACAAATCTAAAAGGTTCTACTCCCATATCCACAGGATATTGATGAGGAGTATAGCCTGGAATAATTACCATGGTACCTGGTTTAACTTTATAATGGAGTGATTCATTGGCATGAGTAATTTTAGTTCCATCTTTTTGAGGAAGTTTGGTCATCATGGCTCCTGGTCTTGGATCATGCAACACAGGCATCGATGTTTTTTCACTGGCTTTTAAAAAATAAAAACCTGTAACATGTTGGTTCCAATGCACATGGGTATCATGATGTCCTGCGCCTTTGCTGGAAAATTCCTGCACCCACATTTCAGTGTAATGCAGACTATGATTTCTTAGATCAAACCCACACCAATCTAAAAATTCATAGCTTCGATTACCGCAATACTCTGTAAATGTTTTAGCTTCGGGATCGGTATTAATGGAAATTGAATGATTGGATAACCCAAAATCCCCCAGGTTTCTTTTATAAAGTTTATTTCTGTCTTTTATAGCTGGTTGAAGATTTTTCTTTGCCTTTTTAATATACTTATCAGCTAACTTATTAATGGGTTGTATAAATTCAGAAACTTCATTCGTCCACACAGGAGTTCCAAAATATACACTGGCATTAAATTGACTCATTTAAAAGGGTATCCTAAATTCCAAAGAACTAATGAATATCGTGTTCCTTTCTTTACAGGCTTAACTCTATGCCATACAAAACTAGGAAAAACAACTACAGAACCTTTAGGAAGAATCTCTTTACACACCCTGCTAACTTTAGGATTGTCCATATTTCTAAATTGAAATTCCAATTCTCCACCTGTATAATCTTTTTCATCAGATAAAGAAACGGTAACTGAAAGCTTTCTTATTTTGCCCTGTGTTGGACCTTTTACAGTATACGCCCCCTCCCAACTATCACAGTGCCAATCATAATATTGACCTGGTTTATACTTGGTAAATTGACAAGACTCTGACCAATCCCAGTTAAAATTCCATCCTGCGTTTTGATTAGCTTGATTGACATAAGGTTGTACTTCCCTGTAAATCCAACGATCAGGCATCCACACAATACTAGAATCCCTTTTCTTTTTTAAATCTTTAATTTCTTTTTTATTCAAAGGTTGTTTTTGTAAATCACGGCCTCGTCCCAAACCTCCTGTAATGGCCGTGTCGTCTTTATGCCTTAATCCATATTTAACAATATCATCGCAAATTCTCGGAGGAATAGCGGATTTAAACCACCAATAATAATATTGTAGGTTCATTATATATACTCATAAGTCATGGTTAAAAAAATATTCATCTGTTTAGATGTATTCTTAGATATAAAATAGCGTTGCGTAGAAGGAAAGATAATAAATTGATTATCTTTTAAAGGAATATGCCAAGTTCGATTGGCTCGACGATTATCATCGTATTCAATAACCAGTTCACAGGAATCTTTAGCCACCTCTACTCCATACAGGCAAGTATAATCTGGTGAATTTTTTAAATCAACTTGATGTCTAGCAAGGGAAGATTCATGTTGATTATAAATATTTCCCCATTCTTTTTTACCAATTAAAGTTCTATGATAATCTACTTTGAAGTGATCCCTGAGATAATCTTTCAGCCATTGTAAAGGTTTAGAGAAAGGAACTTCAAAATCCTGATAGGAATAATCTTTTTTATTTTTGCTTAAACGCTTGTTGAAAGCAAAGCTGTTGAGAATATCATTTTTGATTTTAGCACGGTCAATTGTAATGACGTGAACTGTATCGATATAAAGGTCTATTTCTGATAATACTTTCTTTAGCATACCTATTGCTTGTATACAGAAATATAGGAAATTTGTAAAGATTAAGCTTCTACGACTGCGTCCCAAGCTTTAGTAGATTCGTTCCACGTATATTCCCCATCTGGTCTAGGGGTTGGGGGTTCCCATGATGCAGTTGTCGTATTTAAAGTCCAACTTGCATAAGGTTGCTTTGTTCTGAAAATATTATTATCTTCATCGTAAATTTTGTCTAGGCCAGCATAATTTCCACGTAAAGGAGTGCCACCTAAGTTATGGATTCCACCTTGAGTATTGTAGGAAGTTTGAATCCACATCGATGCGGGCCAGCCATGTAATCTTTCTAAAAATTGTTGTCCCACTGTTTCATCTTCTACACCAGAATCGTTAAGGATATCACTGTTGTTAACAGCATGAACTGCAATTACTTTTCCATTGATACCTAATTTTGCGAAATGTGCCATAATTACCTATTGAAATTTGTATCTTACTATTACCACTCCTTTACCACCCGCTTTAGATACTCTACACGCAGGGGTACCACCAGAGCCACCACCGCCACCGCCTTTATTTTCACCACCCGCCACTGCAGATTGGAGAGATCCTGGATCGTTCGAAGCACCTTGTCCTCCGCCGCCTGTTCCTCCTGCTCCTGCAGGAGCACTATTCGGGCTATCTCCGTCTTTTCCAGCTCCGCCTCCGCCAGAGAAATATCTTAAAGATGGGCTTGGTCCTGGAGTTCCATAACTTGGACTCGGATTTAATGCTGTTCCTCCTCCTGCTCCGCCTGGCCCTGAGCCAGTTGGATTTGGAGATGCTCCTCCTTGAGTACCCACAACAGTTGCTCCACCACCACCGCCTCCTAAATCTGGATTAGTTCCTGGACTTTTTGCATTTCCACCAGCAAATCCTTGAGCTGGTAAAGGTGAAGTTGGGGGAGTATTGCCTGCACCTCCAGCGGTATTACTTCTTCCACCTCCGCCGCCACCTGAGCCGCCAGCAATTCCTGCTACATCAAATTGTCCTCCACCACCGCCTCCAGCAGAAGTTATTGTTGAAAAAACGGATGTAGTGCCTGAACCTCCGTTACCACTTGGACTTCCTGCTGTTCCAGCACCTCCTACTGTTAGCGTATAATTTTGTACTGTAGCTGTTAAACCTCCTCCTGGATTAGCTATAGGGGATCCTGTCCAAGCCGCAGGGCTAGGAACGGATTCTCTATATCCACCAGCGCCACCACCTCCACCGCCTTCAGAGCCACCGCCACCGCCACCGCCAGCCACTACTAAATAATCTACTATACTTGAACCTGCAGGGTTACCTACTGCAGTTACATTAAAGGGTCCTGTTCCTGTAAAAGTATGAACTTTATAATCCGTACAGACAATACATCCTGTCGCCGTTGGTTGATTACCGCCTGACGCTGTAATATATTCAGCAAATCCTACTGTTTCTGCATTGGCTTGAGATGTAGTAATCCATCCTTGTGCTGTTCCTGTATAAATAACAGTAACCGCACCTCTTTCGGTGCCTAAGTTTCCACACTTACATTGAGATTTAATTTTTTTTGTATTTCTTCCTAAAGTTAATGGATTAGAATCAAAGGTACCTGCAAAATCTACGAAGGCTACTTGATCTCCAACAGTTGGACTACATGGAAGGGTCGCTGTAAAAGCGGTTGAACAGGTGTTAACTAAATAACCTGAGCCTGCCTCAGCACAAAAATTTCCTGTCTTAGCTGTTGTGCACCAAGTAATGGCAGCGCCACCAGCAGCAGCAATAACTCCTGAAGCTCTATATGGGTTATCTCCTACTTTTCCACTCATAAATTCTCCTATAATGTCTGTTCTAAATAACTAATAACAACATCAACATTAGCCGAACTAGCGGTTTGAGCTGAAAGCACATCGGTTGCTTCAAGCACAATTCTTGTTGTATGTTCAAAAGTTGCATTAGCAGCTAAAGCCTGATCAGAATAAATTTCATAATCATTAGCACCAGCGTCATCTCGAATATATAAATCAAAAGTCTCGTCAGCCCCGCCCGTTTCACAAATCGATATATTAAGTATCGTTAAAGTTTTGCCTGATGCTGCCGCTAGCAAATCATTTTCAGAATTTGTAACTCCTGCTACCAGCTTTACTTTCATTACTTCACTTGCCATATTTTCCTCCTATTAAAATCCCATTATTAATGCTTTGCCTGTAGAAGCTATAGATGGGTTCATTGAACCTTGAGCATCTACGATTCCTGTTCCATTTGGTGCTAAAGTAAGAGCACCATTAGCCGCATCGGTTATGGTGAATGTTCCTGAAGCTGTACCATTATTTGTACTTAAAATTAAATCTGTTGTACCGCCTGTCGTTACAGTCAAAGTTCCAGCACCATTTGAACGTAGAGTTGCCGCTGCCGCTGCATCTCCTACTGAAACTGTGTCTGCAGCAAGAACTACATCTCCTGTACCTTTAGGAGTAATATTAATATCTATATTTGAATCACTACTTCCTGTTGAGGATAATGTTGGACCATTTCCTGATGCTGCATTAGCTATTGTAAATTCATTAACAGCACTTCCCGTTTCAGAAAATTTTAATAATTCTAATGTACCATCTCCTAATGCTTGACCATTAACATCTAACATTCCACCTAGTTGAGGTGTAGTATCCTCTACAAGACTAGAAAAGCCTCCTACCTGATTATCACTTCCATCTAAATAAACTGCTTTTTCTGAAGGTAAAGTACAAAAAACTTCTTTCGAACCTGCAGAAAAATCTACCGCTGAATCAGAATTGGAACTTTCTAAAACGGTAGTTCGGGTTAAGGTTGAACTATCACCATTTAAAGTTCCTAATCCTACTTCCCATTCGGATTCAGTGTTTATTGAAATGGCATAATAAGTCGTATTACTATTTCCAATTCCAGCTGCAAAGGTTTGAAAACCATCGACTGCTCCTCCGAGCGTGACGGCTCCTGTACCTGTTGTTGAAGTTGTTTCTCTTACCCTATTATTGAGTACTAATGCCATATTATGCTACCCGTATAATTGCAGCGCCAGCAGTAGCTGCTGGAAATTGAATTGTAAAATCTCCTGAAGTTGCTACTTTATTTCCACCAAAATCTATAACTAAACAAAGTTTGTCGCCGTTTGTATCATTATAAATAGCCGCACCTAATGAAGTTAGTGTTACGTTAGAAAAAACTTCATTTGCAAAATCTACAACAGCAGTGTTACTTCCTGGAATACTCACTGCTTGAGAATCCAATACATTTCCTCCTGTCGTATAATTAGTACCCGAAGAACTTACTTCATTGGTTGTACTGTAAACGGTTGATGATGTGGTATAGGCAGGACCTAAAGTTGTTACATACAAAGCAATTTTAAAACTATCTCCTCCACTTGCAAAGTTATGCGTGCCTGATAATAATTCCGATTTAAACGAGTCTGGTATAATATTTGCCATAATTTATTCCTAATCCTGTGTTGGTGGTGGTGATTTAAGAGGTGTTCGAATGACTCCATCCATGTATTCGTCCCTGCGTCTTCGACCTTGTTGTTCGATCGCGTACGATTGTAAGGCCTGCTGATACGATTGCTGATAGTACTGTATCAGATTTTGTGGCCCTTTCAAGTATCCATATGCTTCTAACAAAGAACCATACAAAAGTAAATCCTGATATTTGTTGCTTAGATAAGTTGTTGTCGAGTCTGATGTGGTGATACTCGTTGGCTGTTTAATATAAGCCATCGTAATCTCATAAGCGGCATCAGGAGTAGGAGATACAACCCAATAAGTAGCATCCCAATTTCCATAATATTTAGGTAATCCTGAGGCTGTTGAAGGCGTATTATAGTATTCAGTCATATAAGAAGTATCTTTTTTCTCCAAATAAACATTGACCGTGGGACTTACATTAGTATTAGCCAGTTGAACATAACGAATAATCCTTAAGTCGCTTGGAACCGTAACATACCGATTTCCAGTGGTTAGAGTAGAAGTGGCATAGAATCGGTTATCATCATTATCGGCTTCTCTATAAATTCTGTTTTCTGCATTCTTAGTAATAGTACTACAATTT